CTTTGCACCGGCCATTGCAAATCCTATGAACCCTCACGTTTTTGGCACGAGAGTTGGTGAATTACGTTCCTGGTTTTGAAAAGTCTTGAATAATTTTTATATGACTTTTTGATACATTATACTCTTTTGCAAGATTATCATATGATAAAATTCCTTTTAATGATCTTATTCTATCACAATCAATTTCAGAAAGAATTGAACTACCATGATTTAATTTATTTTTATTTTTAAGATTTTGAGATATTTTTGTTTTTGATATTTTTTCTTTTATTTCTTCGGTAAAAATATATCCTTTCATTCGTTCAGACAACTTTTTTCTTGTTTCTTCAGTATGTGGATGTCCAAACCTACCTTTACTTAAATTTATTTTCATTTGTTCTGTAAAACCTCGTTCTTTTGCTTTTTGACTTATTTTTTCCTTTGTTTCATCACTTAGTTTTATTCCAATTCTTGATAAAGCACTTTTTCTTATAGATTCTTCACTTATTTTTCTACCTTTTAAAGCATTTGACATTTTTTGTTTGGATTCTTCTGTATGTTTACTACCAATTCTACTGTTGCGAAGGGCTTGTTTTACATTGTCAGGCATTCTAATTCCTATACGTGCAATTAAAGCACCACCGCACCAAATCATATTATATCCTCCAGGATTATCCCAGATATAACTTTCATACTGTTCTGCATAATATGACTCCATTCTGTTTAATGCTTGATGTGGAACTACACATAAACATTCAACTTTAAAGTTTTCTTTACCATGTTTTCTCATAGCACGATGTAGTATGTATGAAGAACCCTTTGATGCTGTAATCCAATGAATATTGTAACGTTTTATAGGATCACTGTTAACACTCTGTCCTATGTAACATTTATTATTTAGTGTATTTTGAATTAAATATATACATCCAAACATTTTAAATCCCCTGTTTTTGTTTTGAAAACAAATAATGCGTAAACTGTTAAGAGAATTCAACAAATGTTATAATAATGGAATTACGAACCTTTCAAGATCGTATTTATGGTAAAGCAGATAATCAGTTGTTTGTTTTTGAATCAGTATGGGATTCATTCCGTCCTATTGAACGAGTAGCATGGAATGGAAAGAGCTTTGAAATAATTGACAACAAATTTAAACCAGATTTGTTCGATGAGAATTATGGATACGGCTCATTGAATATGAAAGCATTATGTCGCAAGTACTCAAACGAAGCCGAATTTGATGAAGATAAGATGATAGAAATTAAAGATCCTATTGAATTTTGGAAATGGTCTGGTGAAAAAGAAGCGAAGTGGTGGAAAGATCGTGCGGTAGTATTTGCAAACCCTTGTGTACCACGAGATATCGAAGCATGGAAGAAATATTTGAACTTTTTGAATTTACGGGCCAAAACTTTACGTCAACCTTTAAAAGGAAGAATTACTAGGCGTTTAGGCGTTAAACATATTATTCCAAACAAATGAAAGTGAATTTAATTGCTAATTTTCAGGCTAACACAGGGTTAATGCAGGATGCTCTTTTATTACGTGGTATTCTTTCGGTGCAATTTGGCGAAGATGTAAAGATTTTTAAAGTTTCGCATATGCTTCCTGAATGTGGTGAAGCAGATGTGAATTTCTTTTTAGAAGTAATTAATCCTTCTCTTTTTCCTTACGCTCGTAAAAACATTTGGTTACCTAACCAAGAATGGACCTATAAAACTTGGGTTCCTTATATCACGATGGTTGATGAAGTTTGGGTAAAAACTTATGAAGCCGAAACCATTTTTAAACAATATACTCCAAATGTAAAATTTATTGGCTGGACTTCTATGGATAAAGCTTACTTAGCTGAGCGTGACAAAAAGAATTATCATAAAGCCATAGTACCAGTAGGTAAAAATATATATCGTCATCCTAAACCTATTTTTCAAGCATACTTAAAACTAAAGAACGATTTTCCAGAAGAATACAAAGAGGCCCCGGAATTATATGTAGTACATTCTCCTGATCATATCGGTATTACGGTTCCGGAAGAAATTTCAAGTAAAGTACATTTAGTTTCAAAAGTGTTAAGCGATACTGAATACAACGATTTATTAAAAGAATGTGGATTATGTATCTGTATGTCGCTAACCGAAGGATTTGGTCATGCCGTAAATGAAGCTATGTCCGCCGGTTGTAATTTAATTCTTTCACCTATTTCTCCTTTTAAAGATAACTTATATCGTTCTCTTGATATCTATGTTGATGCGTTAGAAACTGTTGATCAACCAGATTGTTTAGGAAAATTACTTGATGTAAACACGGATTCGTTAGAGAAGAAATTACGAGAATATATTGCTAAACCTTTCAAAGCAAAGAAAGAATTATCTAAATACATTCGTGGAATATACGAAGGAAACCATAGTCAATGGATCGAACGAATGAAAGATCGATTAGTTGAATCTATGCCAGCGATTAATGAATCACCTTATTCGTTACGAGATAGTTTTCCTAAAGAAGAAGATTTACCAGATGTTTCAGTTTTATGCATTACCAAAGATCGACGTGTTTTTATGCCTCTTTTGAAATACTGTTACATGATCCAATCGTATCCGGAAGATAAGATGGAAATTGTGATTGTCGACGATGGTGATGATCCAATTGAAGATACTTTATTCGGTGTACCGAATGTGAAATATGTACGATGTGATCCGGGTATGACGATCTCACAGAAACGTAACTTAGGTGTAGAAAATGCAATGTACAATATTATTGCGGTAATGGATGACGATGATGTATACCCGAACAACTCTATTCTGCAGCGCGTAGCCATGTTAATGAAAGAACCAAAAAAGCAATGTGGTTTTTGTACAACTATTCCTTGTTACGATATTACTAAATATTCATCGTTTATGAATGTACCACCTATTACGTTACAAATGAGTGAACGAGTATCTGAAGCAACACTTATATTTACAAAAGCGTTTTGGGAAGAAAATAAGTTTGATGATGTTGTGCATATCGGTGAAGGTAACGCATTTGTTCGCGGTCGTGAACATATGTGTCGGGAGATTTCTCCTCAAGAAGTTATAGTTAGTTTAGTTCATCCAAAAAATACAAGCTCTCGTAAATTACCTAACATTCCGGAATCAAACGGATGTCATTGGGGATTTAACGAAAACTTGTACGCTTTACTTAGCCAAATTGGACAAGATTTAATAACGCATACCGAATAACGATCTACGTTTACCTTTACGACCACCACGGTGGGTCTTTTTAGTACCTTTACGACCACGACGACGACCGCCTTCCGTACTACTAGAACTAGTTTCTTCTTCAGCCGATTTAATATCTTCTTTAGGTACCGGTACAGTAGGAGTAGTACTATCCGTATTACCACCTCGTAATTTCATACCTAATTTCTTAAGCACTTTACGAGCTTTCTTTTTGGTAACTAATTTCATAGATTTACGACGACGACCACCAAGAACAGCGCCAGGAGTTAAAGGAGTATAGGGTTCAACACCACCTTTCATTTCAGTACTATCAGCCATTTTTTTATATTAACGTTTAGAGAAAGTTTTATGCCGAGCACGATTGACAAGTTGGCTCAACCGTGAATTTTTGGGCGGTGGCGGCAGCTTTTGTACGCAAATAATAACATCCTGTTTTCAAACCTTTCTTCCAAGCATACATATGCATAGATGATACTTTAGCATATGTGGGTTCAGTAAGGAATAAATTCAAGGATTGACTTTGACAAATAAAGGGGGCTCGATCAGCAGCCATATCGATCAATACCCTTTGAGGTATTTCCCAAGCAGTTTTATATAATTCACGTAAGTCTTCCGGTATTTCGGTAATGTTTTGTACACTGCCATTGTTGGCCATTATCTGCGTACGTACATCCGCGTTCCAATACCGACACTTAATGAGATCGTTTACTAAGTATTTATTGATGACCATAAAATCACCGGCTAATACCCGACGAGCATACAGATTGGAAGTGAACGGTTCGAAACATTCATTATTACCCAAAATTTGAGATGTAGAAGCCGTAGGCATTGGAGCAATCAATAATGAATTACGCATACCAGACATACGTAATTCTAACTTGAGTTTATTCCAATTAAGATAAGGAGTTTCTCGAGGAGTTTCATTCCATAAATCATATTGCAATTTTCCTTTTGAAGATGGACTACCTTTATAACTACTATAAGGTCCAATCGTATTGATGAAATGATTAGATGGTTCCCCACCTTCTTGCGTTATTTCGATACTCTGGGATACGGCTGCATAATAGATATTTTCAAATATTTCTCGATTCAGTTTTTTGGCTTCCGGAGAAGTCCAAGGATATCGCATTAACGCAAATACGTCCGCTAAGCCTTGTACACCGATACCGATCGGTCGATGGTTCATATTCGAACGTCGACATTCTTCCGTAGGGTAGAAATTGATATCAATAACTTTGTTTAAATTACGGGTAAGAACAGATGTATATTCACGAAGTTTTTCAAAGTTAAATTTACCTTCTTCGACAAACCGAGGTAACGCCAACGAACCCAAGTTACACACTGCGGTTTCATCAGGGCTAGTGTATTCAATGATTTCGGTACATAAATTTGAGCTTTTAATAGTACCTAAATTTTGTTGGTTGGATTTTGAGTTGGCGGCATCTTTATAGCATAAATAAGGAGTTCCTGTTTGAATTTGCGCATCAAGAACAAGTTGCCAAAGCTTTTGAGCGGGAATAGTTTTACGTCCTTTACCGTCTTTTTCATATTGTTCGTAAAGTTGTTCAAATTGTTCACCCCAGCATTCATCTAATCCCGGACATTCATGAGGACACATTAATGTCCAATCTTTATTATCCGCTAACCGTTTCATGAATAAATCAGGGATCCAAAGACCGTAAAATAGATCACGAGCACGATCTTCTTCGGCACCTTGATTTAATTTAAGACGTAAGAAGTCTTCAATATCCGCATGCCAAGGTTCTAAATAAATCGCAAACGAACCGTTACGTTTACCACCTTGGTTCACGTATTTAGCAGTATCGTTGAATACTTTCAGCATAGGAACAATACCGGTAGATTCGCCATTCGTACCGGCAATCTTAGAATTACGAGCACGGATGTTATGAATTGATAATCCAATCCCACCGGCCCATTTACTAATTTGCGCACAATCACCTAATGTTTTATAAATTCCTTTAATGGAATCTTCAGACATATTCACCAGAAAACAAGAACTTAATTGCGGATGTTTTGTTCCAGCGTTAAATAAAGTAGGTGTAGCATGAATGAAGTATCCTTGGGATAAAGCATCGTAAGTTTCTTTAATTTTTGGAATATTATGCATATGTAATTGAATAGCTACGCGCATCCACATATGTTGCGGACGTTCTACAACTACTCCATTACTTCGTAATAAATAACCTTTTTCTAATGTTTTAAAACCGAAGTAATCAAACATAAAATCACGAGAATAATCAATGATTTCCTCGAGTTGAGGATTGTACATAACAAATAATACCTGGTCAGGCGTTAATATATTTTTTAATTCTTGGCAACATTCATTTAAAGTTTTTGGAGTATTTTTATGATGGTTATCAATCACAATACGGGCCGCTAATTTACCATAATTAGGATGAAAACGGGCTTGCATCATTGCACAAATTTCCGCCGCAAAATCATCAAGTTCAGAAGTTTTAATACCATCAGTGAGCTGACTACAAACCTTTTGAGCAACTAAGTCCGGATTTACATGTTCTAATCCATTAGATAATTTTTGAATGCGTTGTAAGATTTCATCAAATGAAACAGGGACACGTTCGCCGTTTCGTTTAATAACGTATAAGTGGTCTTCCATTTTTTGCATTCTATATGTTTGTTATAATAAAATCCGTTGTCAACCATTCAATAAATTAACCGACACATGCATGGATTCAATTTCGTTGATCAGTAACCGAGTTGTGTAAGAAGTTTCCATACGTAAATAAGGATAATCAGGATTAGCATCGAATTTTCCAAGGGCTGGTTGAAATAATACTTCGGTCTTATCACTGCGTTCCATCATACTTTCGTTCCAGAACTTGGAGATACCGTGCGATATCAAACAATCGCGCTCCATTTCACCAATCTTCAACCCACCATCGTTTGCACGCCCATCTAAAGGCTGGTGCGTTAATAATTTTCGAGGACCTGTATTACGATAATTGATTTTATCTTCAACCATTTGTTTGAGACGTAAATAGAATGTAGGTCCCATAAAGATTTCAGCTTGAATCATTTCACCATTCATACCATTATAAAGAATTTCGTGACCATACTTATGAAATCCAGTTTTAGTAAGCATATCAATCGCTTCTCCAACACGGTTTTGTGTAGAGAATGGCGTAGCATCACTTAGTGTTCCTAATTTAACTCCTACTTTAGTTGTCATCATTTCAATAACTTGACCGAGAGCCATACGTGAAGGAAATGCGTGAGGATTTAAGATCATATCTGGTCTCAATCCGTTAGCCGTATACGGCATGTCTTCTTCTGCTAATCTTGCTCCTACCGTTCCTTTAGGACCGTGTCGAACAGAAAATTTATCACCTATTGCAGGTTCACGATTTTCAGCTATACGAATTTTTACGCATCTTTCACCTCGTTCATTTTCGTAGACATACACATCATCCACAAATCCGTGTTGTCCACGTTTAGGTTTATGAGATTTATCTACATATTGTTTAATTTCTCCATTTTCTCCAAGAATTGGATTTACTTTACCGACTAAGATCATTTTATCATTCACTTCTACACCTTTACGAATAATACCATCGGGACCTAGCATACTATAGTCATATTTATCATCACGGGCTACAGTTTCACGAAATCGTGGATCAGTCGCTACGTTTGCAAATTCACTTTTAATAATATTTGTTGTTTCCCCTTCTTCATTTGTAGATTGTACAACGGTTTCTTCATTGAAGTCGTAACTGTGGTAATAAGTGATTGTGAATAATCCACGTTTTAGAGAAGCATCGTTATAAATAAAAGCATCTTCTTGGTTATATCCCGTATACACTAACACTGCAACCATAAGGTTTTTTCCGTAAGGCATGCAACCATTATTACCTAAAACGTTATTCATTGTCCATGTTTGACATAAAGGACGTTGCGCATAATTTAACCAAGTTGCAATAGTGTCGAACCGTTTATTAAATGCGGTATTGAACCACGCACACGCTTGTTTGGTTTGTTGACAACTAAACATATTACGAACACAAGCGTTATGGTCTGCGTAAGGAATTACACTTGCAGAAGCAGATAATGTTGCTATACCGTGAATTTCTGATAATCGACTTTGTGAAAAAGGTTCCATACTAATTCGTATACTTTCAGTCTCTTGTCCGTCGATATAATCCATATAATTCGCAATGATATTTTCCCATTTTTTACTTTTCATGATTTGATCAGGTTTTACACCTTCACGATATAAAGGTCTCATTGGTCTACCAGCATCGGTATATATAATATACTCATTTTCTAATCGATTCCAGCATAAAGATACAAATTTATCAATCTTTCCTTTGCGACGACTGTTCAATAATTCTTCGTGTAAGTTTTCAGTTTTTCCAATGAATACACCAACTAAATCTGAGTTTAAAAATATTTTTGTCCATGTAGGTTCCCATACCGAAGGATGAATGGATGATATTTCTTTGAAATATTTAGAACTTGAAATCATTTCGTAAATTTTGCTGGAAGCAGAAGCTGTAGATAATGTACATAATAAAGTTAAAGATTTTATCATACCTACATTCTTACCGTCCGGATTATCAACGGGACAAACTAACCCCCAACTACTGCCGTGAATACGACGAATTTCTACTAATTTTGTTCCTTTATCCATCGCTACATTAATTCGACGCAAATGAGCAATACTTCCTAAATAAGATAAACGTCCAAGTACTTGGGAGATACCATCTTTACCACCCCATTTTCCTTTGAAAGATTTTTCAAATTCGTTAATGAAAGTAAAATCTTTCCAGAAACGATTAATTGTTTCCGGTTGAATTAATTCGACTAATTTTTCTCCTTCATATAATTCTTTTTGAAAATGTACTTTACTATCAATGTTCAATTTCATTTGGTTCTCAACATCTCGGTATATTCTACGAAATTCTTGAAAACATAAATCACCAGATGCATCTAACCTTTTGAAACGGTAATGTTCACGATCAGTTTTAGGATTGATACCGATAGCTACTTCCATAGCCATACGAGTCATAATACCTAATAAATACGCTTTACGACGGTAGAAAGACGCAGCAGATTCATCTTTACGAAGTTCACAATGCGGAAACATATCCCGATATAAATTCATATAAATACCCGCTTTTGTTCGGTTACGAACATAACGGTATAACGTTACCATATTTTCATCATCTTTTTCTTCTTGTTCATTGAGTTTTAGATTTTTCAAGTAGTATTCGTGACTAAAAATTAATTCCATAAACAGTTCATCATATTGACTTCGTTCCTTTTCGGGGACACCGCATAATATCATGTCATAAATATCTTTATCGTTCGTTAATCCTAACGCGTAGAACACACTGATTAGAGGAACCGGTTGCGTAAATCCAGGTAAAGTAATTAACGCTAATCGTTTATTATAAAAACTAGTATAATCTTGAGCTTTAGCAATTTTTGCCGGGTCACTAGGTCTTATATTTTTAGGAGGAATGATCAAAAAGTGTGAATATGGTCCTTTGGTACCGTCTTCAGATATTGATTTCATTCCCGCAATGTATTCATGATCTTCCGCTTTTGTAGCGTCTTCAATAACTGCTTCTTTTTCTTTTTCATAAACGGTTCGTTCTTCACCAGCTGCTGGCATCTTTACACGTTTCGAAGCATAGAACATATTATCACCCAATCGTTCTTGCGTTAAAAGAACTCGTTCTTGTCCACCGATAATAAAATATCCTCCTAATTCGAATTTACATTCTCCAGCCGTGTACAAATCTTCTGATGACATTTTTGAGAGATAACATAATGAACTTTTTAACATAAGAGGAATTTCTCCCAACATAACTTTTTCAAATCGTTTACTGCTTGTTTTTCCGTTAATTTCATATTCAATTTCTAACGTAACTTGAATACCTAATTTATAAGTTTTATTTTCAAGACGACACATGTGTGGCAGTATAACATTATTATCTAAATCTACCGGTGGTAGATATTTGATCTCGTCACTGTTCTTACCACCAATGTATATTCGAACAAATCGATTATCGCCTAACGACAGTACACTTGGATTTTTACCTTTAATAAACGAAGGTATCTTACTGCTTAACAGATCTCCATATGAATCTAAATGATGACGTACTAATACATTCGTTACATCTGAAAAATATGTATCAAACACGTGGCGAGCAACTTCCATTCCTTTCCTTGTAAAGAAGAAAGAATGGAGTATATCGTTACCGCCATTTTAACCGCGATATTCACTGCTGCGTTGGTACTACTTTACAAGTACGTGATTAACCCACAAATGATTATTAAGCCAACAAATTCAAACATGGATAAATGTCCAGATATGTGGGATTATAATGAATCCATGAAACGATGTATTCCAAAATACGACACCGACTGTACACCGTTTGATCCTAATGAAGAGATACTGAAGACGCCGACTGGAAAATGTAACTTAGCAAGAAAATGTAATACAACTTGGTCGGGGTTCTGTGCTTAAAACGGATTTATTAGAATCAAATTTTTGAAAATTAAAAAAAATATGTAAAATGTCTAGTCAAGCTGAACAATTATGTTGTGAAATTTATACTGAGATTATTCTCACTGTGTTAAGGAATACAAACTGTTACATTAACACAGTTATTTCGTACCTCACTGCTGTATATATCGATGAATGTTTTGATGAAGATCCGGAAGATCTAACTTATGAACAACTCAATCAAATATCCGCTGTGGTTGCTGATCGAATGATTAAGCTAAAATTAAATGACAATGTTTCTGCTGAGAAATATATCAACAATGTTTTAACTGCATTGAAGACTAACTAAAAATTATATATTTTTTTTAAAACGGATTTTTTAGTTAAGTAATTATTAGATAATATACTTATTTAGAATGAATCCTCAACCAGGAGATGTTCTTCGTACTGAAGAACATGTTAAACCGCACAATAACTGGTTATTTGAACTTACGGAACATGGTGAACTAAGGTTCATGAAAGATATAAAAGGAGAATGTATTTATTACCCCCATTATGTCGGTTCGAACAATATTAACTATATTGCGTATGCTTCATCTGAAATCGCTCGCGTTCGGTTTATGAACGGAAAAATCGATCTTTCTAAAGAAACACTTAAATATATTCTATTTATGGAAGAACAGTCGTTAAATGATATGAAACGCAGACTTTCAACTCAAATTTATCATAAAAATAATTTTGAATTGCGAACATCTTTGATATTTCCTGACGGTACTCGTGAAGGATATATACGATATTTTGAAACACAAAAAGACCTAACTATGATGAAAAAAAATATCGACATAATGCGCACCCAAGTCGAACTGTTTGAAAAAGAATTTAACGAATTCCAGACAAAAGTTTATAATGAAGTTAAATAGACGAAATCGTCTATTTTTAAAATGGATTTATTCTTGAATGAAATGACTGTTAATAAATATTTATATTAAAATGGAACCTTCTCCTTACGGTCTTTATCGTACTCTTGAAAACTTAACTATTCCTGACGGATATTTAGGTCATTGGCGTTATTTTAAAATAAATCGTGATGGTAGTTATTTTATAACTGCTGGATTGTACGTTTATGATCCTGTATGGATATGTATACCTGATCCCTATTTAGATCCTAATCTTCCTAAACCTCCTCCTAAACCAAAGGTTCGTCCTAATATGGTTGCACGGTTGGAACAATTTGTTATGGCTGAAGATGGGTTCTTTCTATTAGATCCAATTAACAATTCTCCTATTCTTAAAGATCCGGTATGGATCATTGAACGTGATGATA